TCGATCAACGGCGGCTGCTCCAACCGCAGCGCCAATGCGATCCAGGCCGTGACGCTGGGCCAGACGCTCGCCGCAACGTCCGCGGTGATCAACGGCGCCGTGGCCTATGCCTGGTTCGTCGGGCCGACGGGTTCGGAGACCTTGCAGGCGATCACCAGCATCAACAGCGCCGCCTTCTCGGCGCCGCTGGCGGGCGGCCAGCAGCCCGCCTCGGCGGTGCAGGCCGATTGCTCGCGCAATCCGACGCTCGCCTTCGACGGCCTGCTGACCGTCGGCTTCAATCCCGTCAACAGCGCCTATGTCCAGTCGCTGGCGACGGGAACGGCGGGCACGGGAACGCTTCTCACCTCCTCCGGGCGCGGCTCGGTGGTCGAGATCGACAACATGCTGCTGCAGATGTGGAACACGTACCGGATCTCGCCGACCGTGCTTTATGTCAACGCGCAGGAACAGAAGAACATCACCAACAAATGCCTCACCAACGCCTCGGGGCCGCTGGTGCATTACAACATCGCCGCCGACCAGCCCAACAGCGCGCCCTATGGCGTGTCGGCCTCGGGCGCGGTGCGCTGGTACTACAATCCGTTCAGCGTCGACGGCGGCTTCGACATTCCCGTGAAGGTGCATCCGGACCTGCCGCCGGGCACCATTCTGGCGTTCTGCGAGCGCCTGCCGGTCTGGTATCAGTCCAACGAAGTTCCCAATGTGGCGGAAGTGCTGACGCGCCGCGACTATTACCGCATCGACTGGCCGCTGCGCACCCGCCGGCGGGAATATGGCGTCTATGCCGAAGAGACGCTGGCGATCTACGCGCCCTTTGGCGTCGGCATTCTCACCAACATCGGCAACGGCTGACGCAACCGGCGCCGGGATTTGCCCGGCGCCGCCCCATACCGAGAGAGGGCGCGCTCGTGTCGACACAGGACCTCACCAACCTCGCCGCGCTGAAAGCCTGGCTGGGACTGCCGGCGACCGTCACGCCTTCGGACGCGACGCTCGCCAGCCTCGTGACTTCGTCCAGCCGCTGGATCTATGCCGCGCTGAGCCGGCCCTTTCTGCTGCCGACCGCGTGCAGCGACACGCTGGATGCCGAGTCGAAGCGGGTGTTCCTGCGCCATTGGCCGGTGCTTTCGGTGACCTCGGTAACGCTCGACGGGCTGGCGATCCCACCCGCAACCCCGGCGACCGGCGCGCCTTCGCTCGGCTATGCCTTGCGGCCCGACGATCCGGCCCCGCCCGGGCGGCCGCAGGCGCTCGATCTGTTTCATCTGCGGCTGTGGCCGGGCCGCCAGAACCTGACGGTCGCCTATACCGCAGGCTATGCGGTGCAGGGGGAAAGCGGCGTTGCGCCCGTCGGCGCGCCGTTGCAGGCGCAGGCGCCCTACGGGCCCTGGGCCGGCGACCTCGGCGTCACGCTGTCCGCCACGCAAAGCCCGCTCGCCGCCGTCGCCGGTCCGCCCGGCCCCGGCCAATATGCGGTCGCGGGGGGACTCTACACGTTCAACGCCGCGCAAGCGGGCGCCGGCGTGGCGATTTCCTACGGCTATATCCCGCAGGACCTCTGGCAGGCGACGCTGGAGCTCGCCGCCGAGCGGTTCCGCGCCGGCGATCGCATCGGTCTGCGCTCGAAATCGCTCGGCGGGCAGGAGACGATCGCCTATGACGTCGGCGCGATATCGGCGCCTGTGCTGGCGATGATCCAGCCCTACCGGCGGACCGCGATCTGATGCTGACGCTGCAGTCGCAGGGGCTCGACGAGCTCGAACAGCGCTTCGCCCAACTGCCTTCGGATTTCCTCGCGGCGCTTCGCGGCAAAGCGCAGACGCTCGGCGATGCGCTGGTCGACAAGATCCGCACCGACAAGCTCGCCGGCGGGGTTCCCGGCGCGCGCACAGGCGCGCTCGCGGCCTCGATCGGGATGCAGCCGATGGAAGGCGACGCAAGCGTCGGCGTCAGCGTCGGCGCCTTCGGCGACATCAAATATGCCGCGATCCAGGAATATGGCGGCAAGACCGGCGCGCATGAAATCCTGCCCGACAAGGCGGCCGCGCTCGCCTTCGTCGTCGACGGCGTCCTGCGTTTCGCCCGGCGCGTCGAACATCCGGGATCGACGATCCCTGCGCACGCCTATCTTCGCTCGGGTCTGGCGGAGTTCGCCGACGAGATCCGCGCGGGGCTCGCCGAGACCTTCGACCAAACCTGGGAGCGAACATGAGCCGGGAAGCCGCCTATGCCGCCCTGTTCGCGCAGGTGGCCGCCGCCTATCCCTGGGGCTCCGCCTCGCGGCGGATGCAATTGTGGAGCGACGTCCCGCCCAGCGCGCGGCCTGCGCTGTTTCAGCTGGAGAGCGGGCCGGAGACCTATGTCTGGACCTCGCCCGCAACGCCGCGACGGACCTTCGAGGCGAAACTGTTTCTGTATTTCGACGCCCGCAATCCCGCCGCGCCCGGGGCGAGCGCCATCAACGCCGCGCTCGACGCCATCGATGCGGCGCTCGCGCCCGTCGGCCTCGATCTGGCCAGCGGGCGCCAGACGCTGGGCGGGCTGGTGCATGACTGCAAGATCTCCGGCGTGCCCGTGCGCGACACCGGCGACCTCGACGGCGACGGCCTCGCCGTCGTCGCCCTTCGCCTCATCGCGCCCTAGCCGGCGCAGGGCGCACGACCTCACGTCCCCTCCCCCTTTGGAGTTCGCTTCATGTTCATCTTCGGCTCAGGCGTGCTGATCGGCACGCCGCAAGGCGGCACGCCCATCAATTTCGGCCTCGTCCAGGAAGTGTCGTTGAATATTTCGACGACAACCAAATCGCTCTACGGCCAGAACAACTTCCCCGTCGCCATCGGCGCCGGCACACGCAAGATGACTGGCAAGGCCAAACTCGCGCGCATCTCCGGCCTGGCGCTGGGGACCCTGTTTTTCGGCGTTACGCCCGGCGCCGGCGGGCAGCTGACCCAATTCGGAGAGGCGACGACGGCGCCCGCCGCAGCGCCCTACACCTACAGCGTCGCCTATCACGCCGCCTTTCTGGCCGATCAGGGCGTCGTCTACGCCGCCAGCGGGCTGCCGCTGAAGCAGGTCGCGGCGAACCCGGCGACGGGCCAATATGCGGTCGCCGCCGGCCTCTACACATTGGCCGCCGGCGACGCCGGCGCGGCCCTGCTGATCTCCTACAGCTACACGACCGCCAGCGCGGGCGAGTCCTTCGTCGTGACCTCGCAGTTGATCGGGCCTTCGATCGCTTTTTCCGCCAATCTGTTCGCCTCGGACCCGACCACGGGCAAGCAGTTCTCCGTGCTCCTCTACAATTGCGTCGCCGAAAAACTCGCGCTCGGCACCAAGCTCGAGGACTTCGTCGTGCCGGATATGGACTTCCAATGTTTGGCCAATGCGGCGGGCCAGGTCTGCCAGTTCAACTTCGGGGATGCGGCGTGAGCGACGAGACGTTTGAAATCCGGCTCGGCGGCAGGCGCTGGGAACTGCCGCACCTTCCCTTTCGCGCGATCATGGCCATCCAGCCCGCGCTGTTCCAGATATACGCCGAGGCGGGCGGCGCCGACATGTCGGCCTCGCGCATCGCCGCGCTGGAGGAGGCGCAGATCGAGCGGCTCGCCCGCGCGGTCTGGCGCGCGCTGCTCTGCGTCGAACCGGGCCTCGCCTACGACGACCTGCTCGCCCTGCCGTTCTCGGTCGGCGATCTCCTGAACGCCTTTCCCGCCGTCGCGCGCGCGGCCGGACTGCGCCCACGCGAGAGCGCCGCGACGCCGGAGGCGTCGCCGCCCGAGGGAAAATTCCCTTCGACGCGCTGATCGCCGAGGTCGTCAGCCGCACCGGCTGGACCTGGGACGAAGCGCTCGACAATCTCACCGTGCCGCGCTTCCTCGCGCTGCGCGCGCATTGGCGTCGCGAACCGCCGCCGGCGGCGCTGCTCGCGGCGGCGCTGCGCTATCGCCCGCCGACGGCCGAGGCCACGCCCGCGGCGGGCGTGCGCATAGACGCCTTGATGGCGGCGCTGCCGAACGGACGCCTGTAACCGCGCGCCCTGCGAGGCGCCCCTTCCGGAGACCATCATGTCCGACGCCAATGTGGCCGTGAACTTCACCGCCTCGGTGGGCGATCTGCTGTCGGGAATCTCGGAGGCGCGCGACGCCATCCAGACCCTCGACGCGCCCATCGCGGCGCTGGGGGACCGGTATCAGGCGCTGGGCGCGTCGCTCGTCGCCGCGCATGCGCAGGTGGGTCAGGCCCTCAGCGACAGCGACCGGGCGGCGTCCGCGAACGCCGTGATCGACGCCCGCCAAGCCGCGGAGGCGCAGTTGGAGACGCTGCAACTCGGGCTGAAGAGCGCGCTTGCGCTGTACGCCGACGATGCGCGGCAGCACAAGATCAGCCAGGCGCAGAAGATCGCCGACACTGTGGCGGCCGTCGACGCGGAATATTCGGCCCGCGCGGCGATGCTGGCGCGGATGGCCGGCCTTCACGATCAGTCCAGCGCCGCCCGCCAGGAGGCGCTCGACGCCGAATTGAACGCCGCCCGCCAAAACGAGGTCGAGATCGTCGCGCTGACGCAGCAAGCCGTCAACGCGCAGGCCGGCGAATACGAGAAGCTCGCGACCACGATCACGCAATCCTTCAACGGCCAGATCCGCGGCCTGCTGCAAGGCACGGAAAGCTGGCGCACGGCTTTCAAGAACACGCTGGAGGAACTGCTGATCAAGTTCATCGAATGGAGCGAGCAATCGACGCTGCGCTATCTGGCGGGCGAAGCGGCCAAGACCGGCGCGACCGTCTCCGGAGT